TCGTGAAGAAGAAGCCGTGGAGGAACGACAAGGGCGGAATGAACGACGTGGACTGCGGAGAAGTGAAGCTGAAGATCACCAACGAGCTACACCCCGGCAAACACATCGGACTGATCGCCGAGGAAGTGGCCGAGGTGTTCCCGGAAGCAGTCACGCGGGACGCAGACGGCAAGCCGGATTGGGTGCAGTACCAGCATCTCATTGCCCCGCTGATTGCTGAGGTGAAGAAGTTGAGAACTCGAGTCGAGGAGCTGGAGGCAGTATGACCTACGTAAGTATCTGGACAGGCGGACCGATCCCGCTGAAGTGGCAGAAGCGGATCGCGGCGAACGCTCACCGAGTCGGTGGGCTTGTGCTGTTTACCGACCAGTTGGTGAGCCTACCGGAAGTCGAGGTGCGTGACGTGTGGGAAGTGGTCGAGGACATCATGCGCGACCCGGAGTGGTCAGTGTGGTTCGTGAGGTTCATGGCACACCACTGGCCGTCGGAGCGGTTCGGTGAGGAGATTGCGCTATCTGACTTCCTCCGTCTGTTCCTTGCTCTGTTCATCAAAAACATGGTGTACGTCGATTGCGATGTGAAGCTGTACACGAAGGTGCCGGCGGATACGAGACTCATGTTCGCGGAGTACCACGGCCCGAGAATAGACCACTGCCTGTTCGCCGTCAACGGTCAGACCGAACAGGTTGCCGATATACTGCGGGAGCTATGCGACCAGCCCCAAATCACAAGGAGGAGTCTCTATTCGGTCGTTAACCATCAGGAGAACGTGGGAGCAATCTCACAGCGAATATTCAGACACAAGTAAGGAGCTAGACGCATGAGCAACAAGCCAAGGGTCAAAAGACCAAGAACAACCCCAACGACGGAATCGCGCAACCTCAAGCTCGGCCCAATGGACATGTTGGCCGTGCAAGAACTCATGCCGGAGAAGGGCAACCGAATCATCATGAATCTGGTAGACGGCATTCGCCAGAAAGTGTCCTTCGATGCTGCAGACATGAAGCGTTGGCAAATCACTGCCGGGCCATCGAAAAACGGAGTGGGTGTGAACTACAACTGGCCGATCTCCCCTGCTCTCAAGAAGCTGAAATCGGTCACGTTTGACAAAACCGAATGGGATCTACTCAACGAGCGAGCGAAAAAGTGTGACGAGGAAGGCGAAGTAACAGCGCAAACTCTGAATCTGATCAACTTGCTGAGAGGATAGCCAATGTCACCAAGCGGCGGGAAGAGCGCAACCGACGTGCGACTGGAGAACGTAGAGAAGAAGCTCGACGAGACCCACACCATTGTGAAGGAGCTGTCTGTCGCTCTGATTGGCACTGCTGAGGAGCCGGGACGCATCACGAAATGCATCGCGACTCACGAAGCGCACGACCGCCGCATAGAATCCCTTGAGAGCACCCGGCGCGTGCTTGCGAGAGTAGCAGTTTGGATTGCGTCCATCGCAACCGTGTCGGGTATCACTACATACGTCGGGTTCAGGGTCAACGAGTTCCTGACCCGGCAACCATCATTTCAGGAGAACGTCGAAAGAGAGGTACGCCCATGGGCAGAGGGTTTTACGTCTCCTTCAACTACGACGAGCGTGGATACGGGCCGCTGAAACTGTTCCACGATGGTGTGAACGTCTACGAGCGACGCTCGCGCACCGGCTCAATCAATACGCGGGGCGAGCTGGTCAACGCAATCCGGCCCGGTATCTGGAAAGGTTTTGGGCCACCGACCGACACCACGGAAGTCAGCATGACCATCACTCCCGGCAAAGGCTGGAAGTGGCGGATGTGGACACCCGAGGGCAAGTGGAGTCGGTACCTCATTCACCCGGACGGCCACAAGCCCGGCACCAAGGGTTGTATCGGCCTGCTCGAAACCGACGGGCGCGACCTGTACAATCTCCTCGAAGGTGCTGCCGAGGTGCAAGCGTTCGTCCCGGTCTACATCAACACACCTATTGACACTGGCCTACCCCCGCCCAAGCTGGTTCTCGCGCTCTCGGGTGGAGGGGTGAAGGGCGCTATTCAGACTGCGTGTCTCGCAGAAATGGCGCGGCAGGGCAAGACCGTCGAGCCCTCGCTGCTCATCGGGTCGTCGGTCGGTGCTATCAACGCGGCGCTGATTGCCTGCGGGAAGTTCAGCCCGGCGCAGCATCACGAGCTGTTCATGCGTTCGGTACCCGAGATATTCGAGCGCACCGGATGGATGCCGAAGTACAGCCGCAAGCCGTTCGCCAAGGTGTGGGAGCAGAACGTCGGCCCACTGCAGATGCAAGAACTCCGGTTCAAAACGATCATTACGTCCGTCAACATGGTCAGCGGTCGAACGCACTTCTTTAAGAGCCACGACGCGAAGGACGGCCGGCTAAGTGTGCTCTCGTGCATCGAGCGCAGCTACGCCGCTCCAATGTACTTCGGTGGACTCATCGACGTAGACCGCAACGCAGTGTGGATGGATGGCGGTACCGGGAACGAGAACTCGCCACTCGCCTACGGTCTCGTGGAAGCCGTGCGGCTCGGGTGGTTACAGCGCGGCCGGGTGCACGTTCTCCACATCGGAACCGGACACCGGCCGGAGGGGATGTCGTTCAAGAAAGCACGTCGTCGATGGATGCGGAATCTCCGTCAGGTGTTCATGTACATGGATCCCGCAGACGGGGGACTCGCCCGGAACCAAGCCCGGCGATCGCGCATCGACTACGTGGAGGGTGTCGCCGGCGCTCTGCCGAATCTCACCTTCCAGAATATCGACGTGGAGCTGCCGAAGAAACTCGACTGCATCGACGGTGTGAAGCACCTCAGAGAATACGAGAAAATCGGAATGGGTTTGGCCGGACAGGTGGATATACCTACCTAAGATCACAGCCGCCTACGTCCTGCCAGCAGCCCCGGAGTGCCTCGCGCATTTCCGGGGCTTTCCTATTGCACAGTTCACGTCCTGTCATTATATTTCATTTGGATTCACGCCTATTCATTCACCAAAGGAGGCTGTATGGCAGGTGAGAAGGAACGCGCCAGTGAGCGCATCGCGGTAACGCCGTCACAGAAGGCCAAGCTGGACGCGATTGCCGAAGACAGATTCTCAACACACGCTGGAGTAGTTGCGCTGTTGCTCGACGAACACGAGCGAGCGCAGAAAGGAGCGCGGAAACGATGACAACGACGGCCATCGCTACACAGGAGGTGAACGAGAACCAGATTGCGGTCTATCTCGATTCACTGTGGCTCGGGAGCAGCGCGGCCAAGCTGGTACCTGTCCACAAAGAGCAGTTCGCCGCGACGTGTCTTGCCTACGGGCTCAACCCGCTCAAGCGGGAAATCTACGCAGTCCCCTACGCCTACGAGAACCCGGTCAAGCGCACATTCAGCATCATCATTGCATACGAGGTGTTCCTGCGACGCGCAGAGAACAGCGGCAGGATGCGCGGATGGCGCACGTGGTTCGAGGAGGCGAAGACGCTGGACGGTCGGCCGGACATCCGGGCGTGCATTGAGATAGCGATCGAGGGGTGGGACAAGCCCTTCGTCCACGAGGTGTATCTCAGTGAGTACACCGGGGACAAGCCGCTGTGGAGGGCCAAGCCCCGGACAATGCTCAAGAAGGTCGTAATCGCTCAGGGATTCCGCCTTGCGTTCCCCAACGAGTGTGGGAAGCTGCCCTACATCGCCGAGGAGCTGGATCTCGTCGAACCGCAGGCGCAGCCTCACCGATTCGCTCAGGGCAAAGCACAGCCACGCGAGACTGAGGCTGTGGTCTTTGAATCAGACACCCCTACCCAAACCACCCCCGAGCAGCAGCCGGCCTCAAATACCCCTCAAAATGCGTCTGACGAAGCCAAGCCAGACCCATTCGCGGCCGACCCGAAACCGGACAAACCGGCAGACCCGCCGCCACCGGCTAAGGATCCCGAGAACCCGACGCTGTTCAATCAGCCGGAACGCGACACGAAGCCGCCTCAGACGAACAGCGGAACGCGCCTCGGGCATATCGCTACCATCCGCAGTCTGTTTGCTCAGGAGGACGAGAACACCGTTACAAAGTTCTTCATATCAAAGCGTTACATCGGGGAGAACGAATGTCTCGACGACATGGACTTGGAGCACTCCGAGAAGGTAGTCAAGAACGGTGCCGCCTGTCTCCAGATATTCGGGGTGTGGAAGAAGAAACACGGCTAGGGTTGCATCAGTAGTAGTACGTGGTAAGTTACTGATATTTCAAGCGAAAGGAGAACTCGTGTCAGAAACCAAGGCCCTACCTGCTCACCACCCGACACTCGCCCCGTCGAGCTGGCCGGCGATCATGCAATGCGCCAAGTTCAAGTCTGGTGGAGACGACGGCCACAACTACGACAGCATCGGGACGGAGCTTCACAAGGTCATGGAATGCCTTGCTCACAAGCAGCCGATCCCCGAGCTGAAACACGCGGAGAAGGATCACATCGAGCGGTGTCTCGAAGTGTGGGAGCGTGCGAAGCGAATCGTCGACCAAGAATGTCCGGGCCACGGAGAGCTGATAACCGAGGAGCGGACGGTACTGCGAGACGACAATGGAGAGGTGGTTACATACGGAACCCTCGACGTGAACACGCACAACGAGACGGTGCTGGTTGTTCTCGATTGGAAGTCCGGTCTCTCGTTCAACGTCAACCGATACGACCACACCCCGCAGCTCGAATGCTACGCGCTGTCGAAGATGCGCGAACTCGGTTTGGAGAAGGCCGTCATTATCATTGGCTACATCATGCCGGGGATCGTGAAGGTCAGCTATACCGACTACGCTCAGGCGTCGGCAGTCGCGGATTGTGTGCTGGCCCGGCGAGCAGACGAGAACGCATATGCCCGTCGCTGTCAATGGTGCCGGTACTGCTCTCGGCTCATGTGGTGCCCGGCTGTGAACAACAGCACGAAGCTGATACACGCCGGTTTCCGCGACCTCGACCCGGAGACGGTACTCAACCCCGAGGAAGTCGTCGAGCCAGATCAGATGTCGTCGCTCCTGCTCTTTGCCATGGATCAGCTCGGGCCAATGGCAGACCGTATCAACGCACTCCGAAGCCTGATCATCGAATGCGGATTGCGGATGGTGGAGAATAACGTGACCATTCCGTATTTCGTCAAGAAGGTCAAAACCGGAGTGAAGGTGCTGGAGCGCCCGGCCGAAGCCATGAAGCTGCTCGAACTATCCCCCGAGGAGTTTCTCTCAGCCGCGAAAATCTCGTTGCCGAAGCTGGCGAAAGCGTACCAGCAACGTGCCGGCGGGACGCTCAAAGCAGCGAGAGAAGAAATGGAAGGGACGCTGTTCGAGCTACTGAAAACGCCAGAGCCAAAGGCGACACTCGAATTCAAGCCGGAGGTACAGAGTGTACGAGAATGCTCTCAAGCGGATATTCGGTCACGACGCGTTCCGTCAGGGACAGGAGCAGATGGTGCGCGAAGACCTTGAGGGCCGGAACATTCTCGGAATACTGCCAACGGGGGCCGGGAAGTCGTTGTGCTTCCAGCTCCCGGCGGCAATCGCCGACGGCGGGGCCACGATTGTTGTGACCCCGCTGATTGCTCTCATGGAAGACCAAGACAGGCGTGCGCGTGAGCGCGGTCTCCGGGCAACCTACATCAGCCACACACTCGGGAAGGGAGAGGTGTTCGTGCGGTGCTCAGACTCGATTAAGCAGCCGCCACACCTTCTCTATGTCGCGCCGGAGCGGTTGATTTCAGAGGGGTTTGCTGACGTCCTAAGCCGAATGCCAATCAGGCGTATAGTCGTCGACGAAGCTCACTGCATCGACCAGTGGATCGAATACCGCCCGGCCTACTCAGAGATAGGCGCTATCGTGGAGTCGCTCGGTGTTCCGGTTTCGGCCTTCACTGCCACGGCCTCACGTCGCACGAGAAACCTTATCAAAGCCTCGCTCCGCATGGAGCCGTGCGGTGCTCATATCGGTTCGTTCGACCGTCCGAATCTTCGGTACGAAGTGATCAAGAAGTGGCCCCGAGTAGGAGACCACATCTTGTCGCTGCTCAAGTACACAACGCCGGGCGGGGCGGGGGTCATTTACCGAACAACGCGGCAGGAAGTCGAAGACACATGGCGCATGCTCGTTGCCAACAACGTCAACTGTCTGCCGTACCACGCCGGGCTGCAGCCGGAGCTGCGCAGCTACAATCAGGGAATGTTCCTCACCGGCAAGTGCAACGTCATTGTGGCTACCATCGCGTTCGGAATGGGTATCGACAAGCCGGATATTCGGTGGGTTATCCACGCGGACATGCCGTCGTCAGTCGAGGGATACTTTCAGGAAGCCGGACGCGCCGGCCGGGACGGGAGACCCGCCACATGCTACATGCTCTGGAGTAACGGCGACATACCCAAGGTGCGTGCGTTCGCTGACCGGATGGAGAACCCCGCGTACCGTGAGCAGGCATACGACCGGATCCGCTGTCTCATAGGCTATGCGAACGACAAAAAGTGTCGTCGCCGGTATCTCCTGCGCTACTTCGGTGAGATCATCGAGCCCTGCGGCAACTGCGACCTGTGCGGGAAGGAGGGATAAATGCGGTTCATCGCCTTTGTTGGAGCAACTCGATACGAAATGCAAGTTGGCCGATTCTACATCACCGTCGCACGCCCGAGGTACTGGTTAATATGGCGTTGTCGTTGGTGGATTAAGGTTGGCATCGAGAGACGGGAGGACTGGTGATTTCACACAGCGCAACGAAGGACGATATACTGCGTGACATCCGCCGTTTCTGCTGTGAGTGTGTACCGCCGGGGATGGTGGACACCTGCGAGAACAAGAAGTGCCCCCTCTGGCGACACAGACGGAAGCGTGTCAAGGAAGCTGACCCCACTCACCTTTTCCGAGAAAACGACAAGGGGCGGTTCATGGCGGGGGCTGTCGAGACGGCGCTGCAGTTCGGCGTTCCCTTCACCATGGAGCGGGTGCGTGCCGCCTACAACGTCCAACCCCTCAGCCAGAATTGGTGGGGAGGCATCACCGCAACTCGTGAGTGGCGCAAGCACTTTTCCCGCACCGGCCGGGTACCGACGAGCGGAGCAGCTGCGGCGAATCACCGCCGGGTAGTCGAGTGGCAACCGAAGACAGCAATCCAGAAGCGGACAGACATTGACACGTGAGAGCGCCGTTACTACTTTACTCTCAACATCGGTATGGGAACCGGTGTCCCCAAGTCGGAGGAACTACCATGACAATCAAGCCGGCCCGAGACGTGTGCCCCTTCGACCACGCGTCGTCCAGTTCTCCCAAGCTGGCGGGTCGGCCCTCTATTTGAGATAACCATGCCAAGAGGACGCCCCAAGAGCAACCGCGTTGACTACTTCCCCCATCAGGTGCGGCATGGGAAATCCATTCGCATCGTCGAAGCCAAGTACGGGAACGACGGATACGCGATTGTGTTCAAGGTATTCGAGACGTTGGGAGACTCCGACGGACACGTGATCGACCTCACAAACGACGAGACCATACTCGACCTCGCGGCATACTGCCGGGTGGACGAGTCGCAGCTCCGAGAGGTACTCGAACTCATGAGCAGGATTGGCGTTATCGACGACCGGATGCTCTCGGAAGGTCTGGTCTGGTCACAGAATTTCGTCGACGGATTAGAGCCGGTGTACAAAAAGCGGGGGCGGGAAGTCCCGGTAGCTCCTATTTCTGGTGCAGTTAATAGTATTTCTGTTCCAGAAAATGCACAAAGTAGAGTAGAGAAGAGAGAAGAAAGAAAAGAACCCGCTGGCGCGGGGTCTGTGTTCATGCGGATTGGAAACGATTCGATCTCAGCAGGGTACTGGAAACGCCTCACATCGAAGCTCGGTTCATGGGATGCAATGAGAGCGTGCTACTACGCCCGAAACGCACAAACGCCGCGAGGGTACATAGAGAAGGCTATCAAGGGCGGGTACGCCCTCACTCCACCACAAGGAGACGAAGAAGTAAACGGTCTCACAATCGAGGATTGGTTCAACCAAGCGAGGTGCCAATGAGCAAAAGTATCAAGGAGCGGTCGCTCGATATTGCGAAGCGACACAAGGCAACGGCGAGGATCGCGTTCAAGCGCGACGCGCACCTGCGGATGGTGCCGAACGGGAACAGCACGATCCCGCACGACTACTGGTGGAAGGACGACATGGATCACCTTATCATGCCGTGCCTCCCGGTAGAGGTCCAGAACCGGAAGCAGATCACTGCGCCAATGTGGCAGTTCTGGCTCCCGGATGCATTCAACAGCGACGGGGTGCCGGTTGAGCAGGAGCGGTTGCTATGAAACGAGGAATACAGTTTGAGGTCTCTGAGTATGTGACGATTTACCCGGACGAGGTTCTTGACTTGCTCGAAGACGACGAGGTAGAGGCTGAATACAAGAGTCGATTCGGTACTGGCGATCAGGGGTATCGGAAGATCACGGATGCATACTTCCGTGGTGAGTTTGATTTCACAGCTCTTCGTCGTGAGATGGGTGAGAACGCCTTCGACATCGCAGTGAGAAGGGCGCAGCAATAACCCGACGCCGCGAAAACCACCACATCATGCAGCGCACGTTTTTCCAGTGGCTCAGTCTCATGGGCGGCAAGTTCCCGGAGCTGCTCACGGCCTACGCGATCCCCAACGGCGGAAGCAGGGGGAAAACCGAAGCCCGGAAATTCAAGGCCGAGGGCGTCGTCGCCGGGGTGTGGGATGTCCACTTGCCTATTATCAGTTACGTCCGACATGGCTCAATCACAGACGACCCAATGAGCGGCAGATTCCACGGTATGTGGATTGAGTTCAAGGTCAAGCCGGACAAGCTGAGCAAAGCACAAATCGAGTTCCGCGAACGAATGGTGGAGCACTCGAACCACTACTTACCCGACCCGTTCTATTCGTGGGAGGAGGCCGCGAAATCGGTATGCTGGTATTTGGGTATCAACCCGAGCAGCGTCATGCTGTTCTAACAAGGAGAGTGACCGTGGCAACAGTGAAAAGTTTGCAGGTAGAGAACGTCAAGCGTATCGAGAAGGTGGTTGTCTCACCTCGCGGATACGCGGTCAAGGTAGCGGGGCCAAACGCTGCCGGGAAGTCGAGTCTCATCGACGCCATACGCTACACGCTGGAGGGGCGGTCGGCCATGGATGAAATGCCGATCCGCGACGGCCAGCAGAAGGCGAAGATTGTCTGTGACTTCGGGGAGTTTGAAATCACCCGGAGCATCACGCAGAAGGGCACGACCGTTACGGTGAAAACCGAAGACGGGAAGGTGGCGAGTCCGCAAAAGTTCATCGACGGACTACTCGCCGGGGCGGCTACCGACGCCATGTACTTCTTTCAGAAGACGGTCAAGGAGCAGTCCAATATCATCGGCAAGGTAGCCGGTGTGGATCTTGCGTTCTTCGACGAGCAGATCGAGGAATTACGAGCAGACGCCAAGCTGGCACGAGCAGACCTTTCGGCAAGCCGGGCGACCCTCAACGCATTCGAGCGCCCCGACCCGGACACGCCCGACGAAGAAATCGACATCGCGGAACTGCGTGAGAAACAGAACCAAGCGTTTCACGCCCGCCGAAAACGTCGGGCGGCAGAGGAGGATCTCTCGCAGGTAGAGCGAGAACTCAAATCACTGCAGGAGGAGATTGCTCAACGCGAGCAGGAGAGAGCCAACTATCTCAAGGTTCTCGACGAATTGCCTGAGCCTGTCGACATGGAAGAACTCGACCGGCAGCTGCGAGCGGCCAACTCGCTCAACGAAAAGATCCGTGTGCGGGTTGGCTACGAGAACACACGGAAGAAGGTTGAGTCTGAAACCGCCAAACTCGAAGAGCTGTCCAGTGCGATTGACGAAGCTGTAGCGGCGAAGAAATCCGCCATCGAATCCGCTGACATGCCAATAGTAGGTATCTCCGTAGACGACGAGCACGGCGTCTGTTACAAGGGGGTCCCCATCAACCAAATCAGTGCCAGTGAGAAGATCATGGTCGGGGTAGCGGTCGTTAGCAAGCTCATACCGGAGGACGGGCTACGGGTGCTGCGGGTCAAGGATGCAAGCCTTATCGACTCCGTGGGCATGGAGACCATCGAGAAGCTCGCCGAGCTGAACAAGGTACAGGTCTGGTTGGAGCTGGTGCGCGACGCCGACGATCAGGGAAACAACACTATCTTCATTCGTGATGGGAGGGCAACTTGATCGGAGGTGCAAGTTCATTCAGTGAGGAGCTGGTACCGCAGCAGGAACCCGAGAGCGGGGCAAATGAGCGGGAGCGGTACATGAATATGCCCAAGGAGCGGCTTGTCATGGAGTGCCGGTCACTCCGTCGGATGCTCGACGCAGCGCGGGAAGCCTGCTCCCGTCGCACAGTGCTCATCGAGTGGGTGATTCAACGTGTCGGCCCACAGACCACAACCGGAGAGTGGCACGACTGGTTGAACAAGGCTGATACCATTATCCACGGAGGGAAGTAGAAACATGAATGTCGCGAGGGCCGCACGACAGCTGCGCATGACTCAAAAGACCGTGCTCCACCTATGCAGAACCGGAGGGCTTAATGCCTGCAAACGGAATGGAGTGTGGGACATAGCGCCGGTGTTCGGCGAGCATGTGTTCACTGTCAAGGCCCTCGCCGACGCCATGAACGTGTCCACCCAACTCATACGGCGCATGTGTATCGACGGGACGTTGAGCGAAGCACAGAAGGTGGGCGGAAGCTGGCGGATCCCAATGAGCGCAGCCGTGGAACTCATGCGAAGGAGACTGAGCATTGGTCAAGCTGAATAACGTCACGCTGGTTGCTATCGACTGCGTGGATACAAAGCGTATCATGTACGCTGTCCGGCAGACGCTCAGCGAGTGTGACTTCCCTCACATCAGGATTTTCTCGAGCCGAGAGGTGGGCTCGCCGGATTGGGTTGCGATACCAGAACTCACCACGCGAACCGACTACAGCACGTGGTTGCTCAGAGAGTTGTGGCGTCATGTCCCTACTACTCACGCGCTCATTATCCAGCACGACGGCTTCGTGTTGAATGGGGAAGCGTGGAATCCGGCTTGGCTCGAATACGACTACATCGGTGCGCCGTGGTCTCAGTTCGAAGACGGCAACCGGGTAGGCAACGGCGGATTCTCGCTGCGGAGCTGGAACCTGCTCTATCACGCGGACGGACTCGTACAGCCGGGCATGCGTATCGACGCCGAGGATTGCTTCATCTGCCGGGATCACTACCACGACCTGTTGGCGTGCGGTATCCGGTTCGCGCCGGTCAATGTCGCCATGCAGTTCAGCGTGGAGGGTATCATCAATCACCCCAAGGTGTGGGCCGGTCAATTCGGCTTCCACAATCCCGGAGCTACAGACCTCACTCGATGGCCCGGCCATCGCAAGTATTACGTCCAGCACATGTTCTCAGAGCATGGGATAAAGGAGGAATCGTGAAGTGGTCGACGGTCGGGCGGATATTTGTACATCTGTTTCTCATGGTCGTGCTCATTGCACTCGCTGTGCTCGGAGGATTCCAAGCGGCCATCATGTTCTTTGAGAGAACTGCTACGTGGCAGGATTTTCTCGCACTGCTGGCGATAGTCGCAGTCGCGCTAGTGGTGATCACAATCTGGACTGCGTTCGAGAGGACTCGCTGGTGACTAATCTCGTGAAGAAGCGACCGCCGCTGTTCAAGCAGGGCGTCGATATGGAGAGGTGGGAGGAGGGGAGCCCGGAGTATCAGCTCGCCGGATTCCTCGGGTGCATTCAGGTGCGAGAGTGGCGGCTCATGGAAGACTTCATGCAGGTGAGCTACGCGCAGGGACTTGACAGCGTGCCGGCAACGATGCAGTCGATGTTCGGTGCCTACGACGTGGAGCGCGTCTTCGCCATCGACCGCCGCGACATACCGGGGCTGCAGGGCTCCGTGGCGATCGACCTTATCGCGCTTCTCAACTGGAGATTTGGAGACGGCCGGATAGCAAAGCACAAGGTGCGATTCCGATTGGTCAGGGAAACCCCCGAGGGGGAGTGCAGCCCTACCGGCCAGTGGGGGGTCAACCCGGTATCAATGCGCCGCGTGCAGAAGGGGAGGGTGATCGAGTGAACTGAACACACAGCCGGTAAATATGGGTTCAGGGAGGGTCAGGCGCTTCGGCGTCTGGCCCTTTCTCTTTCGGAGTCAGGCCCCCCTGCGCTCGGAGTCAGACCCCCCTGCGCCCGGAGTCAGACCCCCCTGCGCTCGGAGTCAGACCCCCAAAAGAACGCGCATGCATCCGCTTAGGGGGAATCCGAAAAAAAATGCGGATTTCCCCATTTTTTCCTTGTACTTCACCCTGTTTGTGGTATAATACAGATACAACAACAAACACCAACAAGGAGCAAGGAAATGAGATACGTAAACGGACGCAAGCTGTTTACCATTCATTCAAAGAAGACAGGGAAGCCGGTTGAGTTTCGCCCTCAGTGCATTTCTGAAACCGAGCGCGGCGCAATTATCGATTAGTGTTACAAAGCGTATGGTCCTCGGTGGCGCTCCCCCAAGTTTGATCACGAAGGTACTATCTCACTGTACACCGCAGTCGAATCGAAGGAGTCGTAGCCATGAGAATGCACAATCTCGTAGCAGGGCAGCAGGTTCGCACAACAGTCGACAAGTACACTCAGGAGATCAAGGTACACACGCTGTTCGCCGGGGAGACCTACAGGACACGTCAGGAGATCATCGACAACACGATCCGCAACCGCCACCGCGACCAGCTGGCTTTCGCAATCAAGGCCCCCGGCATTATCACCGCCGACTATCCGGGCAAGGCCGCACAGCTGGCAGCAGAGCGTGAGTGCTATCGCAACTGTGTGTTGCTCGAAGACGGCGACGTGGCGAACATCGAGGGCAATCGTTTCGAGATTCGCCTGTCGAACCGCACGGACTACAGCAACGGCGGTCTGTCGTTCATCGCACTCCCCGACATGCGGGAGCTGAGATTTCTGGCGAAGCTGGTAGAAGACGGCGTGGGCGTCTACCAGTCGGATGCAGTCGAGGTCGACTGGATCGCAGCTGCCGGCGCGGAGCGATACGTCGAGGATGCTCGCCCGAAGTACGTCCGGTACTTTCAGGAGCAGGTTCAGCTCAAGGGATTTGTCTGGATCACGGAAGACGACAAGGTGTGGATAACGGGACGCGGTCTGCAGATGCTCGACAAGTACCGCGACGAGCTGCAGCGCGTAGACTGAGGCCAACAGCAACCAATACTAGGAGGTGTCAAATGCTGCATACCTGTCAGAATTGCGGAGAAGCGTGGAGCGGAAACTACATACTTGCTCACCCGGAAGAATTCGATGTGAAGCCGGAGAGCAGGGGCGTCGTCGAGTGCCCGAACTGCGCACCGAAGAAACTGCCCGGATGCCCCGACGACTACACGGTCAACCCCTGTCTCGCTCGGAAGTTCGTGCTCCGACTCGCGACGAGCGAGGGCAAGGTTTGGTATGCCGGGTATCACCTGCCGCCGCTGTTCGCCGAAGCCGACGTGAGCAAGCGCATCAAAGGTGCCTACCGCGTCTCAATCGAGCAGTCGCTCGAAGCAGCCATGGAGGGCATCGACATGCGCACGGATTTGGACGCCCTTTGCATCACCCCCGGTCTGGAGGGTGTCGAGTATGTCTAGAACGCCGAAGACGGTGCCTATCGTGCGGCTCAAGATGGTTCGAGAGCAGCGGGTACCCTACCACACCATCAGCAGCAAGCGAGACGTTCAGCAGCTGCTATGGCGGATATTCGACGGGGCAGCAGTGGAGCACGTAGTCGCAATCGGAATGGACAACGCCAACGTGCCGACCATCATCTACCGTGCCGGGATCGGGGGAGCGGACAACTGCGGGTGCTCCCCCGCCTCGATAACCAAGGCGCTGCTACTGGCGAACGCCACCGGGCTCATTCTGGTTCACAACCACCCGGCCGGCACGCCTCACGCGAGCGAAGCAGATTGGATTCTCACCACCAGAATGAAGGAGGCGTGTCGACTGTTCGATATTGCACTGCTCGATCACATCATCGTCGGGCCGGATCCCGACTTCATCAAATCCATGCGCGAGCTACCGAGGTGGCCGCGCTGAAAGGAATCACCATGCCAGCACCATACCCAATCGCAACCGGGGAAGAAGGACGCACCAAGCTGCGAGACGCCGTATACGCTGCTATCGCGGACATCACCAGTTCGCAGCCGGAGCTGAATCGCGGGACGCTCGGAGAAATGCAGTCATACGTCGCCCACATCCTTAGACGCCCCATGGTACGGGAAGCCATCGTCACCGAACTCAAGTACGACCGAGACAACGACCAGCTGCGCCAGTTCTTCGGGGTTTGCTGCAGGTAGTCAGGCCCCCCGGAGTCTCGGAGTCAGACCCCCCCCTGCGCCCGGAGTCAGGCCCCAGACAAAACGCGTTTCTTCATGGGCACGGTTTTCGACGTGTCACAGACCGAGGAGAACGACAATGCGTAAGGGCCTCAGATGCGACATCGTCCGCAGAGAGGAACAGGACTGCAGCAACGGCGGTATCTCCTCGCGGTATCGCCGTGTCACACTCGTCGGGGACGACATTCAGGGGCCTTTCGAGGTGCGCCCGGATGCCCCGGCGGTCAAGCTGGTACGTCGGAAAATCGCTGGACGCGACTACGTTCACGCAGAGCCGGCCGACGAACCGACCAAGCCCGGTCACACGAGCTACATGATGGGCGGAACATTCATCTGGGTGAGCGACTCTCGTTTTCCCGGCACCTATCCTATCCCACTCCATGACCGTACAGAGTCGTGGGAAACCTACGACGCTCTCTCGCGCGACTAAGGAGAACGAAAATGCATAGCTCAATTTTCAGCACGAGAAACGACGCGATCAACGTGAGCCACATCGTCTACGTCAGTCCCTTGTGGGTGATACCGAAGGAGAAACGAGCCGACCTCAACACCCACATGTTCAAGATCGTCACGTCGCTCGGAGCAACCTACTGCCGCTACTACTCACTCGAAGCAGCCCGGAAGGCGCGGGGCGCACTCTATGCGATGATGCGCGAGGCAATGCCGAATATGTACACGCACGATCTCGCGATGTTCGACCCGGCCAGAGTGGTCTCCATCGGTAGCGTATTCGAGCTGTCCAATCCGATCGACGACCGGACGCACGCCATATCGATCACCCTCGACACCGCAGACGAGAAGCACAGTCACGTGATGCTGAGGTACAAGTCCGAAGACAACGCGAGGCGCGGCCGCAGAATCCTTTGGGCCGTGGTAGGAGCCGCATACGATTCACTCGCCACCACCAACGAAGAAGACGGAAACTAGGAGGAGTCATGTCAAAGTCAGACCGCAGCAGAGCACCGTGGAAGTATCAGGATCGCATTGTCGTGGACGCGGACGGCAAGCCGGTAACGGGCATCGTCCCAAGCAGGATGAAGCCCGAGGATCTCCGGGGTATCCTCAGCGCGACCAGTATCATGCCCCGCACTATGAATCTCGTTCGGGCGCTCATCGCTTCGGACGACGACAAACGCTGTCCGTTCTGCTCCAAGAAGGAGTGGGGAGAGGATTTGCACGACGAGGGCTGCATCTACAAGGAGGCATATGAGATCATGTCTCTCGCCCGGATGTCGAAATTCGTCTCACTCGACGGGGTAGGCGAGAAGGAGCAGTCGAACATGATTGCCCTTCTCTCGGTGGTCAAGCTGGCCCGGAAGTCGATAGACGTCAGCCTGATTCGTACCTCGAAACGCGCTCAGGAGCATTGGGAGAGCGTCGCCAACGCAATCGACATCGTACTCGAACAGGTGGAGGGATAAGCCATGCATTCGCCTGCGGTCAACATAGCCGAAGGGAAGTCACAATGAGCATACCACGTCGGAAGCTGCATTCGTACCGGGGACGGCTCCCCTGCATCCACACCATCCGCGCCGACGAAGAAGCCAGCCGGAGCATGCCGGAGCCATGCGAGGAGTGCGACAACGTGGACAACTGCCATCACTGGCATGACCCTATTGCGTGCGGAGCTGTTTCAGACCCGAGGGAGCCGTAAGCAGGTAGGGGGTTGCGGTAGCAACCAGTATGTATTATCTTACTCATGCAACAACAAGGAGCGCCAACAATGGCAAGGCAAGCAGCAGAGCCCAAACAGAAACGCCTTTCGGTCGACATTGACGCCGACGTGAAGGAACGTCTCGACGCTCAGTGTGAGCGGCATTCTGTCCGGCAAAACAGCGTAGTCAACAAGGCCGTCCGGAGGATCGTCGAATCTCTGGAGGAGACAGAGCCCGTCGTATGAACACGAGCAATTTCGCCAAGCACGGAGGGGACCCGAACGCGGTAGCGATTTGCCGGCGTCCCCCACACTGGTTCAAGGGTCAGGTCTACAAGAAGCTGGCGCCGTCGAGCGAGTTGCTGCGACAAGGCAGGAAGAACGAACTCACCACCGAGGGCTGGAAGCAGGCATACGTGGAGCAGGTTCTCGACAAGCTGGATCCGACGGTCGTGGTTTCCGAGTTGGGGCCGGGCGTGATCATGCTTTGCTTCGAGGGCGCAGGAAAACCCTGCCATCGGCACTACGTCGCCGAGTGGCTGCGCGATGCAGGATTCGACTGCACCGAACTCGACAAGGGCCGTCCCCGCACCAAGCGTGCCAGCAAGGCAGCTCCGGTGACCTACTCCAAACCCCAAGAGTTTGCGTCTCCGCAAGACAAGCTCCAGCGTTGCTACGAGCGATTGCTTGAGCACCCTATACATTCCATCTTCGCCCCGCGAGGTGAGATCATGTCCATCATACGGCAGATTCGGGAGGCCCTCACAGCAGGAGCCATTGCACCCGAACGCCACATGAGGTATGTTGAGCTGGTAGAAAGAAAATTCGCGTAACGCTGCCGGGTCGTCTAGTGGCGTCCCCTCGGGGACATAGGATACCGCGTTCTCAGCGCGGAGACTTGGGTTCGACTCCCTTCCCGGCACCCATATCAGAGCCGTTGGCATCCTGCCAGCGGCTTTCTCTTTTTCAGGAGCGAGAGCCATGCAAGGTCTATCGACAATCTTCCTCGGGGCGACCCCCGCGCCATTCCGGCCCTTCCTTCTCGCCACATTCAAGCACCTCAGAGAGACCGGCAAGTATAAGCGTCTCATCGTACCGTGCGTCGGCAATCTCACGATCCCACAGATAGCAGTGAAGGCCGGATGGCCGGCCGGCAATATCTACGCGAGTGACGTCAGCACCTACACCACCGCGCTCGTTGCAGCCATCAAAGGCGAACCGCTGGACAGCCTCGGGCTCACCATCGAGCACGAGTATTGGGATCGGATTTGCAAAAAGACGAAGGTGCGCGGCATCGAGGAGCTGTTCATTCTCATGAAAGCTCTGCAGCTGCGCGAAGACATGCAGTATGAGGCCGACTACATCAACGCCCTACTGGAACAACCACGGAAGTACAAGAGGAGTATCACGGCACGCATCGAGGCTCTCCGCAAGGAATTGAAGACCATGAGATACAAGGTTGCCGATCTCCGCGACGAGCTGTACCGCTGCCACGAAGACCCGGAAGCCGCCGTGTATTTCAATCCCCCGGTGTACTCGAAGGGCTACCAGAAAATGTTCTCGTTCCGCGACGTGATACCGTGGGCGTCGGCTCAAGTCGAGGAGTTCAACTGGAAAGCCGAATACGATTCGCTGCTACAATCGCAGTTTCGCGGAAGCGCCCCGCTTCACCTCTGGTATCTGGTAGCCGAACCCAAGCCCCACATGACGAAATCCGTAGTGTGTCTCATCGAGAAGTCCGTCGAGAAGCACGAGCACATCATCTGCAACCGGCCGGCGGAAATTCCCAAGCGGCTCAAGCGCATCATATCGCGTAAGGAGCTGGAAATGAAGCCGTTGGATGTGCCGATTTTCAGCAAGAGCGACGTGATTCGACCGGACAGCGAAGTGACATGGATTCACACCAAGGCGGAGCACGCTCATTACTACCGCTCCCTGTGGGCGCACCGTCTCGGGAACACGAACGCCGAGCTGTATACGCTGTGGTTCATCGACGGTAAGCTGTTCGCCACCTGCGGATTTCACCTTATGGATCTGTTCTTGCTCAAGACCGACATGATATTCGAGAACTTCGGTTTCGGTGTCTGGCACCCCAAATACACCAACCTCGTGCGGCTGCTCATGAACTGCCTTTGCACCAAGGAGACGAAGGATCGGCTCATGGCGCTCCCGCAAATGCGCAAGAACAAGCTCTACCAGCTCAACGGACTCAAGACCGCGTGTCTCAGCCTATACCGGAAGGTACGTCTGAACACCGGGATACTCGACATCACCCTGCGAGAGCGGCTTCCCAACGGCATGTATCGTCTCATGTACGAAGCTCCGTTCCGCGACAAAACGTACTCTGACTGCGTGAAGGAGTACATAGCCGAAGTGGAGGCCAAGAGTGGCGAAGCCAAGTGAGAAGGACTATGAGAAGGTAGCAGAACTGGAGAACGGACTCGAGTTGTGGCGGGTCAATATCGACAGCCTGCGCGAGCAGGATCGCAACGCCAACGTCATGAGCAAGAAGCATTTCGATCTGCTCATGAAGACCATCAAGCGCGACGGCCGGCTGGAGCAGCTGCCCTTCTGCATGTTCAACGCCAAGAAGGAACAGCTCGAAATCATCAGCGGCCATCACCGGGTCAGAGCGTCACGGATGGCAGACAAGACTCATATCTTCGCGCTGGTAGAGACCAATCAGCTGACCAAGGCTCAGGTAGTCACCAAGCAGCTCGCCCACAACGCCATACGCGGAGAGGACGACAAGAATCTGCTCCGGGAGCTGTTCGAGGAAATCGACAACCTCAAGCTGCAGGCGGAGACCGGAATCGACCCGGAGAGCCTCGGGGTATACACCTCACTGGAAAGCGCCAAGCTCGACCACATCAACCTGCAGTATGACTTCAAGGTGATGCAGTTTGTGTTCCTCCCCGCGAACATGGACAAGGTAGAGCGGACGTTCGAGTTCATGGAAGCCGAGAAGAACTGTCTCGCGTCCATCGAAGCATTCGAGCCGTTCATCAAGGCCATGCGCCTCACCAGCACCAAGGGCGGGATACGAAACGTCAATAGCATTCTGCTACGGATGTGCGAGATAGTCACCGCGCACTACGCAGCTCAGGATGCAGAATCGGAGGCTGAGGATGCATCTGGAACAGATTGAGTTCCTTGCGAGAGTCCGTGAATTCATGCCGGCGCACTTCTCCGGGGCAGAGCGTGTGCTTGAGATAGGAAGCCTCGACATCAACGGCACCGTGCGCAGCGCCTTCTCACCCGATGCTGAGTATACCGGAGTCGACGTATCAGAGGGGCCGGGTGTGGATATTGTGTGCAGGGGAGACGAATTCGACCCCGGAGACGACATAAGGTACGACGTTGTAATCAGTTGCGAGACTCTGGAGCACGATCCGCATTGGGGCGCGACTGTTGATAACATGGTGTACCTGCTCAAGCCCGGCGGGTTCTTCCTTCTCACATGCGCGACCACCGGGAGAGCGGAACACGGTACCCCAACAACCGAGGGCGGGAATATGAGCCCCACACCCGGATACTACGAGAACAGAACCCCGAATGATATACTCTCTCTGGAGGGGTTCTGTGCTTCGTTCCGTCGTTTCGGTTGGGAAGTGAACGACGCCCACCACGACCTGTACATGTGGGGACTGAAGAGGCACTGAGAGCACCTGAGCTTGAGCGAGAGGTGACATGATGTCTGAAAACCGCGAGGGGATGGCCCGGCACCTCCCCTTACCGACAGCGAGTAGGCCGGTGGAGAACACGTGGCGAAGCAACCCGCGAAGTCGAAGAAATCCGCCCCTGCGAAAAAGAAACCCAAGCAGGCCCCCAAGGCCAAGCGTGGCAGGCCGTCATTTACTCCAAAAGAACAACACTTCGCCAAGGTACGTGAGGCCGCAGCAGCCGGGTGCTCACATAGGGAAATCGCCGATTTGCTCGGCATTTCGTATAGCTGCTTCAAGAACCATAAGGAGCAATTTCTACCCCATATCGCACGTGGGAAGGAATCTGCTGCCGCTGCCATTGCCACCAAGAAGGTCGAGAGTGCGCTCCTCAAGGCGTGTCTCGGCTACAGCTACAAGGAGGTCACAACCAGCCGGAGAGTCACAGCCGACGGGAAAGCAGTAGTATCGAAGCGGGAGCATACGAAGCGCGTTCTCCCGTCGGTAGCAGCAATCGAATACTATCTCGACAACCGGGCAGCTGCCAAGTGGGCGGTACCAGCGAAGGTCAAGCGTCCTATCGACACGAGCGAACAGATTCCGGTCTCGCTGGACTTCGAACCGCCGGCAGCTCGCACCAAACCCGCAGAGGAGGAGAACCGTGAAAAAGGGTGATGTCGTAGCAGTCCTGCCAACCGACGATGTGCTCGGAGACTTCGGAGCTGAGTGCAACGGGCTGATTGGTGTCGTTAAGTCGACCAGATCGGCAACGCAATATGAGGTCGATGTAGAAATCATGACGCCGGGATACGACACGGTGACAGATGACCACTTCTACAAAGACGAGCTGTTGGTCGTCGGAGAGCTGTAATCTCAAGCCGCTCCCGGCTCCCCGAGGGTGGAACCTTGTGGGTTGTGATTGAGTTTAAGGGCCTCGATTACTGTACCGGGAGCGGCCCTTTCTGGAGTGAATATGCGTGAGTTTTGGTGGACAATCGAAGACCTATTCTACGTGATGCTCTACAGCGACATGGCAGAGCGTCACGGTCTCAGGATTCCCGAAGCCATTGACAAGAAGATGTGGTACAACGCCGGCCGTCCTTACAAACACGGTCGTCGGAAGTTCTGATACTGTTCACCGTCAACTATCAAGTGGGGTAGTCATGGAAGCGATACTGAGAACTGTTTCAGCGTTCATCGGGGTAGGTGTTCTGTTGTACGGAGTCATAGCCTTGGGCATGGCTCACGAGACCGCAGGCGCAACGGTGGTGCACGAAATCTCAGCCATCTGTTGGGCCATCCTCGGAACGCAGTTCTTGAGACTGGCGAAGAAGTAGCGTGCTGCTCACGTTCTCCGCTCGGCAATACACCTGCACGCGTAAGCGGCGGTTTCGAAGCAAGGCGTCGGCTACGAAGTACGGTCGGTATCTCGCAAGCCGGCGTCAGTTCAAGAAGCGCAACGAGAAGCCGCAGAGGCTCTACCCGTATCACTGTCCCTACTGCGGCATGTGGCACCTGAGCGGTCAGAAAGGCACCAACCCCTACCACCGCGAATTGATTGAGAGAAAGTAATGGCAGTCGTCCGCAACACCGACCGCTGGACAGTCCCATACGACGAGAAGCTGATGCAGGACGCTCTCTATCAGGACTTGGCTACCAGAAAGTATCACCCCGTCGCACCCAACTGTTGCCTGTTCGGTTGGGAAGCCGATATGCTGGCTCTCACATCGAGCGGCTACATCTGCGAGTACGAAATCAAGGTCACTCGCTCCGACTTTCTCGCGGACGCCAAGAAGACAGAGAAGCACGAAGCACTGAGGAGTGGCGGTGTGCGGTATCGCTATCGCTACCGGGATCGCACCGAAGTTGTTCCGCGCAAGTGGGATCTCGAACACTACGGCGACTCGTTGTATTGCGAGGACGGTATCTGGTTTCGACGGTGCAAGCGTCCCGCCCGGTTTTTCTATGTCGTGCCCGATGGCATGGTTGGTACAGACGAAGTTCCTGACTACGCCGGGCTCGTTACTATCTCACCCGCGTTGCAGGTTTCGAACTGGCTCGGGCACGTGAAGAACGTCAAACCAGCCAAGCTGCTCCACAAGGAAAAGGCGACGGCCAAGCAGCTCCAGACCATAGCCACGTCGATGATGTATCGATACTGGTCATTCCGAATCAAACACGAAAAGGAACGGCTGCAGCGAATGGAGAATGCGTATGTCAATCGGTAACTGGCAACCGGCCTTCATCGCCCGGCGCATGCAGGTGGGGGAGTACGTCACCAAGCTCTCGCGCAAGGAAGCCGCTGCGCTGTGCAGAGAAGCCTCACGGATACGCCGTCGAGAGGGCGGCACACTCACCATCTGGAGAGGCAAGTCGCCGGATGGCAAATACGTAGCCAAGCGAGTAGCGTAATGGACGACCACGAGATCGAAGAACTGCTCAACAGCAAGAGCGAACAAGAAACCGACATGGAGACGCTCAAGGCCCACGTGGTGGAGCTGCGAAAACGCTTCGACTCGGTGCGCATCTTCTGCACCCGCGACAAGCCGAACATGGCCGGCACCATGAGCTGCGATTGGGGGGGCGGAAACTGGTTCGCTCAATACGGTCAGATTGTCCAATGGGTTGAACAAGAATCGAAGGAGGAGTAGGATGTCGAGACTGTCTGTGGTATACGAACCGAAGGGCCGGGCGCGTGAATACGCGGAGCTGGCGGTCAACCTCTACGAGACCTGTCCACACGCATGCACCTACTGCTATGTCCCCGGTGCCATGCACAAGAAACCCGAGGCGTTCAAGCAGCCTGCCGTCGCCCGGAAGGACATCATTGGCCGGCTGGCTCAAGACTGCCGCCAGCTGCGGCACGACACACGGCAGGTACTCTTCTGCTTCGGTTGCGACCCCTACCCTACCCATTACCACTCCATGCTTGACCGAGTGACCACACAGGCGCTCATGCTCATGCGTGACCACGAGATCGGCGTCGCGGTTCTCACCAAGGGCGACACCCTCGCGGCAATGGCGGACATGCCTTTACTCCAGCGCCCCAACTGCAGATTCGGCGTTACGCTCACGCACATGCATCCGACCATGTACCAGAAATGGGAACCGGGAGCCTCGCGCCCATCCGACCGGGTGGCTGCTCTCTCGAAGGCGAAGTCGCTCGGCATACCTACGTGGGTGAGCATCGAGCCGGTCATAGATCCCGAGGAGTCACTCGAATGCATCGACTACGCCGCGGAGTATACCGACGAGTTCAGGCTCGGGAAGCTGAACCATCACGGCGCGATCGAGCGGAAGGTGGATTGGGCCGACTACCTGCTCCGGGCGACGAACCGCTGTATCCGTCATGGAGTCGCGTACAAAATCAAAGACGACCTCGCGGAAGCAGCAAGGGAGTAGTCATGCCATACGAACCCGGTACGAAAATCGACGCGAACCCCTGTCCGTTCTGTGGTGGAGCCGAGACGTATATCACGGAGCACAAGGGCGTTGGCAAATGGGGAGTGTGGTGTCACAGCTGCTACGCAACCGGCCCGATGCTGTCGAGCCGTGAGCTGGCGATCTTGGCGTGGAACGCGAGAGCGCCGGTTCAGCAGGGAAGGGCAACCGTTACTTTCGTGCCGGACAACCCCGGCGAGTCATTCGATATGTTCTCCAAACATTGCGTTCTCCACAAGCGACACCCGGACTACCCGGAGCCAATGTGCGTGCCGACCACAGAGAGCAGATACATTCACCCTTGCCGTGAACAGAACTGCCCCCGGAAACGACAATGAGCCGCACTGTCATAGACGGGAAGTACAAATGCGAATGGCTGCCCACTCAGGCAGCCTTAAACACTGTGCTCCGGGAGCAGATACCCAACCTCATGTACTGCGGTGGCTTCGGCTGCGGGAAGTCACGATACCTCGCGGAGCTGGCGTTCAATCTGGCGTGTGCCGTCCCCGGAATCGAGATAGGCGTATGGCGAAAAACGATGGTGAGCCTACGCGGTACCACTCACCGACTGTTCATCGAGCAGGCGTGCCCCACGGAGTACCTCGGCTACTACAACCGCAGCAGCATGCTCACAATCATGAAGAACGGGAGTCGTCTGGATTGGCTCGGGATGGACAACATTCAGGGCAAGGGCTCATACTGGTTCGACGTGAATCTGGTAGACGAGAGTATCGAGTTCGAAGAAGACGAGCTGAAAATGATGGAAAGCCGCCTCAGAGGCCAGCATCTTGAGGTTCCCTTCCAGCTCTACTCCACCAACCCCGGTGCGCCCGGAAGCTACCAGCACACGCTATTCCCCATCAACGAGAAGAAAAGCGACAAGGAGCGCGACCCGGACTACCGATACTTCGCGGCGACCAGCTACGAGAACTTCCACAACCCGGCGTCGTATTTCAAGCGGCTCGACAAGTGGAAAGGAACGCGCTACTACGAGCGGTACGTGCTCTCAAAGTGGACAGCGTTCGAGGGTATGGTATGGGATCAGTACGAACCCGAGAAGCATCTAATAGAGCCGTTCCCCATCCCCGCCAACTGGCCCAAGTACGCGGCTGTGGACTTCGGGTACGTGGATCCATTCGTGATGCTGTGGATAGCCATTGACCCCGGCACCGGGAAGCGGTACGTTTACAGACAGTTCTACATGACGCACCGACTCGTGCGTGACGTTATCCCGGTGGTGCGCGGCGTCACCGAGAAGTGCAACGAGCAGCTGGAGGAGATAGTCGCTGACCACGACGCTGAGAACCGTGCGCAGTTCGAGCAGGACTGGAGGAAGACGGAGCCAGCAAACAAAACCGTGCTCTCAGGCATTCAGGATGTGGCAGAGCTGTTTCTCGACGGCGACGACGGCCTGCCGATGCTGTACATTTTCAACAACGATTGGAGCGAGCGCGAGGGCTTCTGGTATGGACTCATGGACAGCGACCCGCTCCTCGAAGAAATCAACGCGCCCACGTGTCTACAAGAGGAGATTCCCGGCTATATGTGGGCCGACAAAGACAAGCCGGTAAAGGACAAAGACCATGCGTGCGACGCACTCCGGTACCATGTCCACACGGAAAATGCGCAACAGGAGCTGACCAGTGGCCAAATTCGAACGAGCCGACCGTTCTCGCGGCGGTAAGAAAAGCCGCAAGAAACCCGAGGGAGGCCCCATCGACGCTATGGAGAGACGGCTTTTGCTCAAGCAGGAGCTACTCGACTACCAGCGCCGATCCGCTACCCGCCGCTACGCCCGACGGTAGACCCCACAGGAAAAAACGCTACATGCTGTGTATGTGAGCAGCCTCGCGCACGCTATACTGTGTGTAGCGATGGCCTTCGTGCTGTCACGATCCACCTCCTTTGCTTGCGGGGCCGGGGCATTGGCCGTCCCGGCCCTTCACAACCGAACAGGAGAACCGCCATGAGAGCACCGAATCCAAACTGCCCGGTGTGTCACGGGAAGCACGTCAACGTATACAAACGCCAACGCGAGGAGTGTCCCAAGTGCTGGCCGGCGGAACAGAAGAAGTCGAAGCCTGCCAAGCGCACAGGCGGCAAAGAAGAGACCAAGGAAGAGGACGGCGTCGCACCCGCAGACCCCAACGGTGACTGAGCCCCATGTCGCAACCCACTAAGCAGTACGACATCTACGCAGCCGTCCTTAATTTCAAAGAGGAAGTCACGGCGTTCAGCCATCCCTACCGCAGTTACTCGTGGGTGCCGGAAGCACACCAGCGCCGGTTGCAGGCATACGAGATTCTCGCTGCGTTCTACATGAACTACAGCCGGGATTATCGGAAGTCGCCTGAGAGCGGAGACGACGGGGACAACGACGACATTCTCGAAATGGGTGACGCTGCATGGCTGTGCAACAAGCTCAAGGATAAGGTGCTTGGCGAGCGTGTTCGTCTCAGTATTCCGCTCCCGCGTGTGCTCAAGGACAACGAGCAGGAAGCCGAAATACTGGCCCGGCGCGAAGCTGTGCTGCAGGATTGGTGGGACAGCCAGAACATCTCAGCAGCAGTCGATGAGAACGAGACCAAGTGCAGCTACCTCGGGGACTGCGTATACGTCGTGGGGTGGAGAGGCGAAGACCACGAGCCGGCCATCACCACATACGACCCCGGCTTCTACTTCCCAAGCGGCGAGATATACGAAGACTCATGGGAGGAGGGCGGCGGCAAAGTTCTCAGCCGGGTCATGTTCGCGTGGGAAGAAGAAACCGACGAAGACGACTCATTTCTGATTTACCGCGACGTCTACGAGCTGCGCAGGTTCGGAGAAAACGACACGCGGTGCTATCGCCAGAGTGCCTACTACTCGTCCTCGACTCAGGACACCAAGACCATCGAGGAGCTGGAAGAAAGCGACCTCACATACGACGAGTCGGAAACGTGGGTGGATCTCGGTATCGCTTTCATGCCGGTCGTGCACGTTCCCAACTTCCGCCTGCAGGGCGAAATGTACGGGCTCTCGAATCTCACGCACCACCTCCACAACATCGACAGCATCATAAACACGGACACCGACCTGTCGAAGAACAGCACCAAGCTCGGCGGCGTGACGTGTTTCGTATCCGGGGACAGCATCAGCATCCCGCGTGACTCAACCACCGGGGAATATGTCGCGGTGGAGATTCAGCCCGGAAGCCTGTATGTGCTCGGCAAAGACGGCCGGCTGCATGTCCTCGACACCTCCACGATGCAGAAGGCATTGCTGGACACAAAAGACTACCTCAACGAGAAGCTGATTCGAAACACCGGCATAACCGAAGTCGGAGCCGGCATGATGAAGGGCAGCGACCTTCCAAGCGGTATCGCGCTGCGAATCATGATGCAGCCGCTCATCGACAAGGTGAAGCCGATGCGCGAGCAGCGCCGGGTCGCATACACAGAGCTGTTCTGGATGGTGCAGCAGTTCTATCTCATGGAGGGAACCCCGGAGCAGAAAGCAGTGTTCGCCGGTACGCTCTACGATGTCGATATGGTGTTCGGTGAAATTGTCCCGGCAGACCGCGAGACGAAGCTCAAAGAATACCTGATCATCAAAGACCTCTTTGGCATTGACGAAATGCTGCGGATTGCCAAGGAGGAGGGAATGGATATCGACATTCAGGCCATCAAGGATGCTGCCAAGAAAGCAGCCGAAGACCAGCTCAAAATGGAACGCGAAATGTTCAACGCCGGAAGGCGTGAGGATACGGGCGAGGGCGACGACGAATGAACCAGCGGGAGTATCTTACTCGGCTTATCGATGCGCGGACTGCGACGAATATCGCGCAGGTTCGGACGCAGCGATATATCCGCGAAGCTCTCCAAGCCGCCTACAACGAGATCGCCGACATTCTGGCCCTCAAATCGCCGGGGACGCTCACACACGCTTACTACCTCGGGCGCAAAGCCGAGATAGAGGGCATCCTACACCAGATGGCACTCGACATCAACAGCAACACCCGATTCGGCATGCGGTACGCCTCAAGCCAAGTTACGGGGCTCTACAAGGAGCTGGCGAGCAGGTACGCCGGAGACCCCGCTATCATCCGCGCCATGCAGGGCGCATTCTCCACGGTGCCCATCGACGCGGTGGCGAACGAGATTCACCGGATCTACCCGGACGGTCGCAGCTTCTCACAGCGCATATGGCGGCTGGATAGGACCTCTCGTCGAGGGGTCAACCAAATCATCACCAAGGGAATCGCGAGGGGCCAGAGTGCCGTTAAAATGAGCCGTGAGCTGCGGCGCTACCTGTACGATCCGAGCCTGCAGCCGGGCACCACGTGGACAACCCACGCCACCAAGTCAGTCACCGGGCGCGGAACCATCCACTACAACGCTCTGCGTCTGGCAGCGACCGAAATCAACAACGCATACCGCGAGTCGATGGCGTTGCTCAACGGCCGCAGTCCTGTCACCTACGGTCTCAAGTGGCACCTGTCTGCGTCACACCCAATACTTGACATCTGCGACGTGTGGGCGGATTCCGACCTTTACGGTATGGGGCCGGGCGTCTATCCGTCGGCAGCAATACCGATTGACCATCCGGGCGGGAAGTGCTATTTCACGGACGTTCTTCGGCCGGCGAACCAGTGGAGTATGCCAAAACCGGAACCGGCGGTCAGACTTCATGCGAGGGAGTCGATTCTCGCTCCGCTGTCGTCGAAGAAAGGCGTTACACCGGGAATGCTTAACGCCGCGTGGAAGGTCTATCAGAACACTCAGGATCTCGTCAAGAAGGCGTATCCAAAAGCAGCATAGCCAGAGCCATTCGAGCAAGGAGACCACACATGGCAGGAGGAGTAGGAGGCAAGAAGCTCGGGGCATTCTCACAGGATGAGTTCACCGTATCACAGGCAACCATCATCCTGCAGAACCTTGCACCGGGGAAGTACGAATTCGACATCGGCCCCAAAGGCGTGAAGGTGTCTCGTGTCAGTCGGCGTTGGATCCAGAGGGAAGAAGTGACACCGGAGGACGTCGTTGGAATACCCAATACTAACGACGATTGAGCACCCGGCAGGGCTCATCCAAACTGAACCCGAGCCGAGACTATTCATAAACGGAGTCGAGGTATACGCTCCAGAAACCATCGAGGACTCAGAGCCTCAGAACGCAACCGGGTCGTGCCCGTAACAACGGAGGAACAGAATGGCAGTCAAGAGAGAAGAGATTGAAGCGAAGGGTAAAGAGCTTGGAATCGAGCTGAGCGAGGAACAGATTTCTGCGCACCTCACGTTGGGTATCCTGCCGACCAAGGAGGCCGGGGCCGGTGACGACGAGGAGGACGAGGACGAGGACGACGACGACAACCTCACCGCCGGCATGAAGAAGCGGGTCAGCAAGTTGGCAGGCCAGCGGAACAAGGCTCGCGAGGAGCGCGACGAGGCACGCAGAAAACTCAAGGAAATCACGGATGGGCAGACCAAACGTGAAGCCGAGAAGAAGAAGGAAGCCGGCAAGACGGAGGAACTGCTCACCGACGCCAACACCAAACTGGAGAAGGCACAAACGGCCCTCACCGCCGCTCGTGAAAAGGTGAAGACCAACGCCATCCGCAACGCTGTCACAACCGGGCTTATTGCAGCCGGCATCCTTGACGGTGTGGATGAGAGCAAGAGATCCGCTCGGATGAAAAAGGCTCTCAAACTGTTCGATCTCGAAGATGTCGAGTTCGAATGGAAGGACGAGGACTCATTCGAATACGAGCTGGATGATGTCAGCGATCTTGTCAAGGGGTTCAAGGAGGACAACGATTTCCTGTTCACGGGCGAGAGCGGGAACAACGAACCTCAGTTCCCCGAAGACAAGTTCCGGAATCGCACTCCGGGGAAGAAACCCAAAAAGAGCGAGAAACCGGATGAAGTTCGCGAGCGGCTGCGCGAAGCTGGTTTCTCCGAACTGTAACAGCCGTAGCAATATTCACGAAAGGGAACAACAATGCCGTACTACACCGACCGATACAGCACGGAAGCGTCGAATATTCTTCCGTCAGGGAAGGCCGGAGTCGCGCTGGCTGTTGGAGACCTTGTCTACATGGATTCCAACGGGCAGTGGCAGAAAGCGGATTCTGTCGCAGTTGGTGACACCACTCGCAAAGATGCGCAGGGTGTTATCGTCCAGACAGCTCTCCAGTACCAGATGGTGAGCCCGGTCAAGGTGGCAGACATCCGTGGTTACTCGGGTATGACCGTCGGCGCGAAGGTCTACCTCAGTGCGACCGCTGGTGAAGCTACCACGACCGCACCCACCGCGACAATCCAGCAGGTTGTCGGGTTCGCACGCAGCGCCTCGATCATCCGCTTCGACATTGGCGGAGCCAACGCCGGCGGGATGGATGTTGGCGGAGACATGTCGTTCAACGACATCGAAATGTTCGAGGACGATGCAGACGCTACGAGCGCAGTGCTCACCATGAAGAAGATTCGTGCCGCTGCGGTCGTGCAGAGCGGTGACGATCTCGGTATGATCAGCTTCAAGGGCTACGACGGCGATTCCTATGCCGAGGCAGCTCAGATCCTCGCCGAGGTCGGTGGAACCCCGGGTGATGGCGACATGCCCGGAAAGATATCTGTCAAGATTTCCCCTGACGGTGCTGAGGCTGTGGCAACGGTTGCTGAGTTCACTGCCGCAGACATGGCTATCACCAGCGTCACAGAAGATGCTGTTGACTCAACCATCAGCTTCAAAAAGGCGCGTGCTGCGGCAATCGTGCAGGACAATGACGACCTTGGGGGCATCAACTTCAAGGGTAGCAACGGCACCACCTTCGACACGGCAGCGGCTATCGTCGGTGAGGTGAACGGGACGCCGGGTGCAACAAACGACATGCCCGGTCGTATCGTGATCCTGTGTACGCCTGACGGTTCGGCTACGCCGGGTGAGGTCATTCGTTTCGCTTCCGGTCTCGTGACACTGGCAGACAGCGTTGACATCGTGCTCAACACGAGCACTGGCTCCATGATTGGCACTGCGGCTAATCAGAAACTCGGGTTCTTCGGTGCGACTCCAGTTGTGCAGCAGGCGCACATCGCGGACATGACCGACACAAGCGCAACCGACCAGAAGGCTCCGTTCAACACACTTCTGGACGAGCTCGAAGCCCTTGGACTGATCGCCACGTCGTAATCGGTAGTCCGCCGACAAGGACAAGAAAGAAAGAGCAATGAGCGAAAGCACATCTGTAGAAACAAAGCGGCTGGAGGACTACAAGAGCCGTCTGGAAAGCGATTTGGCGCAGAACCAGAAGAAGCAGGTCACGCTTCGAAATGCGCTGAAGAACTTGGAAGCCACAGAGTACGGTATCAAAGGTGGCATCCAAGCACTGACCTTTCTCTTGAGTTCTCCGGTCGAGGAAGATACCGATTCTCACGACGGAAAGGACACGTAATCAATGGCAGAAAAGTACGATTTCGTACAGGGCGTGTTCAGTAACGAGTTCCTGCAGCTGAAAACGGACGACGATGTGTACCTCAAGGATCTTCTGGAACAGCAGGTGTTCCCGGCCTTGTCGATATACAACGCCGACGTGGAAGTGCTGTCACGGCTGCTCGCTTACAAACACGAAGACAAGGCGGCAAACGTCAAGCGTCTGTTCGCCGACAACTCATTCGCGGAAATCTCGGAGCATGAGGTTCCGCCGATGGGGCCGGACATGGAGAGCTGGAACACACCTCAGCCGCTCCACCGTTTCGGTTCGGGTAACAAGATGACCATGGAGGTTATCGTCCAGATGACCAGCAAGCAGATCATCGAGTATCAGAACTCGGTGTTCCGCGCAGACAAGGCGAAGATTCGTCGGCAGTTCTTCGAGAGCATGCTCAAGAGCACTCCCGACAGCACCGTCGACTGTCTCACCGCCAAGGCTGCAACCCCGAAGGCCTTCTGGAACGACGAAGCGTCTCAGGACACGCCGCGTTCGAACGGTCAGATCACGTTCGACGGCGACCACAACCACTACACAGCAGTGTCAACCGGCGATGCTCCGACCGCAGCAGAGGTGACGGCGCTCATCACAACCATTCTGGAGCATGAGGGAATGGGCGATGCGCAGATCATACTCTGGGCGCGTCAGGGCGGCGAGTCCATGAGCGACCTTCGGGATCTCAGTGGTTTCCGCCAGATTGAGGGCTATGCTGCTCTCATCGGTGCGGTGAACCCTGCCTACGAGCAGAGCGGAATCGCGCAGGCTCTCATCAACGCGAAGAAGCATTTCGGTCGCACTGCTCAGGCGGTGGGTACGTTCAAGGAAGCCATTGTGATGCAGACGCCGGACATTCCCGACGACTACATTCTGGCAACCGCGTACCTCGGTGACAACAGCCCGTTCGCTCCCATCGGATGGCGTGAGCACCCGCAGTTCAAGGGTCTCATCATGGCGTCTCCGACGAACGAGAACCCGATCATCGGGCACAACGCGCAGTACCGGCGTTACCTGAGTGGTCACGTGAACAACCGCGATGCCGGCGCAGTGCTGTACACCGGCGACACAACCTACGCAGACCCGACATTCGTCTGAGCGTAGCGACATCGTGACATAGACATAATGGAGGGGCGCGGGGTGTTACGCTCCGCGCCCTTTTGCAAAGGAGAGAGACAATGGCGAGAGGCAAAGCAAAGAGCGAAGAGCAGCAGGACACCGAGCAGCAGGTCGATGCACTACAGCAGGAAGCGGAGACCGCAGGAAGCGGCGAGACAACTGTAGTTGAAGAACCGGATGTCGAGCTGTGCACCTGTGAGAAGCCGGATTTCGGTGGGCAACGTCCACTCAGCAAAACGTGGAAGGGCAAGATCATGTGCCGGCGGTGTAGGGGGTTCAAGGTGTTCCCCTCACAGGAGCCGGCGGACTATCAGGGAAACGACCCTGTTGAGCTTCACATCACGAGGATGGCCGGGGCATACGACCGTGAGGGCATCCGTCTTCTCGTCGAGTACCGGAAACAGCAGGCACTTGAGAGGCTGGCCGACGCAGCCGAAGCAATCGTCGAGCACCTGAAAGGATAGGCATCATGGCTACTTACACCGCCACGGAGCTGAAAGACTATACGAGCGTCCCTGCCGTCAAGTCGTGGTCTGACGACAAGATTCTGCTTTTCCAGCAGACGGCCGAGAGCATTCTCACGAACCTCGACCTCGACACCACGCAGGACGGGTACGGCGACGCCTACAACAGCGCGGTGGTAGCCCTTTTCGATTGGCTGGCGGACAACCCCACGTCACTCAAGTCGTCGACGCAGGGGCGTGTCAGTAAGGACTTTACGATCGACGACCTTCCTGCAACCGTCTCGATGCTGCTCAAGAAATACACAGGCGGTTCTCAGGGTACATTCTCCCCGGCTCACTTCTCCCGCAAAGACATTGGACTGAGGTAGCTATGGCAGAATACGTGAGCGTGAATTTCAACCGGAAGGACTGCGCCCAACTGAAGGACGGCGACGTCCTCCGGTTTTGCAATGTGGCGCAGGAAGCCCCGCACACCCGGCTCAAGTGTTTCGGGCGCAAGGTTCACTTTATTCATTGCAACGTCGCCAGAGTTGAGGAATGGCCGGAAGCGACGTTCGAGGACTGCCCTCAGCTCGGGAATCACTTGCCCATACCGGGTAAGACGATTGACCCCGAAGAGGAAATGAGCTACGAAATCAAGCGGCTCCAGAAGGAGTACGGCGAAGCCACTGTCGAGAAGGTTGTGAAAGCGGATCTGAAGCTGGAAGCGAAGACTGTTGTGGACATCCCCGACATGGAGAAGGTGAAGTAGCATGGCCCTTTACTGCGACCCCGACGCAAGCGGTGCGAACAACGGCGGAAGCTGGACCGACGCAATCGAGGACGTCCAGACAGCCTTTGACACCGTGACAAAAGAAACCGGCCCTCTCTACATTCGAAAGAGCGGGGGCGGAGCGATCACGGTCACGGCTCCTCTTCGTGTTGATACTATCGCCGGGACGTACCTGTCCAAGATTCGGATTATCGGGTGCAACGCGGCTGGTGTGGCTGATATGTCGCGGCTGGTTCTGGATGCTGGCGGAGCGGCAATTAACATAGTCGAAGTTGACATTCAACACATATCATTCGAGAATATCCGGTTTACGAATACCTCGGGTTCTGGCTACGCTATGAAGCTGGAGGATAGCGGGGACCATTTCAGGATGTTCAATTGTGAGATGGACAACGCCTACCACGGACTGGTCGAGACTCCTAACAACTCGACCGCTGGCCTGTACGTGTGTTGCGACTTCCACGACAATCGCAAGTATGGGGTTCAGAGGGCGTGTACCTACGGGCTGTGGGTGTTCTGCAATTTCTATGACAACGCTCTTGATGGCTGCTATTCCTCGTATATCACGATTTTCTATGGGTGCGCTTTCTTCAGGAACGGGAACTCTGGATACGACAATGGCACCAGCCACGGTCGCCTGATTCACTGCGTCTCCGACAACAACCAGTACGGGTACTCGGGTGGTTATTGCTTCCTCATCGGGTGCAAGGCCACGAACAACACTGCGGCCCTTGAATCAGGCTCGACATACGGGTTTGAAGTACTTGGGTTGAGCCTGTACGGGAATGACGCACAGTATCAGACGAACGCGCCGAACGACTACTTCAGCACCATTGTTGATCTTGTCACTGATGGATATGAGGACTTCGACGCAGACGACTTCGTTAACGCGGAACGCATGGAAATGCTGGTCAATCTCGGTGTCCGCGAGTCGGTCGCCAACTGGCTACACATGGGTATCCCGGCAGTGATTGACCCGCGTATCTCGGACGTTTCCCCGGCAGAGGCGAACGCAGGCGACACCCTGACCATCACAGGAATGTTCGACGGGGCCAGCACCGTGACAGTCGGCGGAATCTCTGCCACTATCGGCTCTCAGGATGTGTCGGAAATTCAGGTAGCAGTTCCGGTCGGCCTCGAAGCCGGAACAAATCAGGACGTGGTTGTGACCGACGCCAATGGGAACACCCACACCGCTCCGAACGCTGTGCTGATCGGAGCGGTGACTCCCGTCGCTATTGCGCGGGTACAGCCTACCTCGGTCAGCGTTGACGGTGGGACCACGGTGACGGTTCACTGCCGGAACGCAGGCGACGACCAAGGGACCGGAGAGGTCTATCTGGAAGACGCCGACGGGACTCTGGTAGCAATGACCGCGACCGCCTGGACGGACACGTATGTGCAGTTTCAGCCCCGGCTCAGGTCGCAGGGGCCTACGACGTGAAGTTGGTCACAGATGGCGGTTCTCAGGACACGCTCACGGATGCTGTGACCTACGCCAGCTCCACCATGACCGCTCCCACGGACGACAACGAGTGGAGCTTCTACTCGGTGGCGTCGACTTCGAACAAGGTTCTGACCTTCACCGCCCTGTACTCAGACATCTATTGTGAGAAGCAGGTAGAGACTGTTCGCAGGAGTGAGCAAGAGGGCAGAGGGACGCGAGTGGAGCGGTACCGGCTGTTCCCTGAACGAAAAATGAGCGGCATCAAATACGGGATCGTCGTTGTCAGCAGCGACGAACGATTTTATGTCGAGTACGTCGAGGAGTACGACGACCACCAAGAAATCGTAGTCACCAAGGTCAACGATGCTTAAGTTCAACGAAGCCCAAATCACAGCAGCGAAGCAGCGGCTCGTGCGCTGGTCGGAAACCAAGATCGCGCTTGCCATGCGAGTCATGGACAGCATCGCTATCGACATCGTGAACGAAGCCAAGAACGACCCCGGCGGATTCAAAGACTGGACGTCGAACCTGCGGAACAGCATCGGCTACGTCCCTGCGTTCTACGGTAAGAGAGACGACGTGCGAGCAACGAGCCAAACGAAGGAAGACATCAACGGCCGGCCGGTCGAGCAAACCATATATCACGCCCCGCACACCAAGTCGGGAGACACCATCACCGTGATCGTGTATGCCGGGATGGAGTACGCTCTCTACGTCGAATTCTGCAACGGGCACTACGTGATCGGCGGTTCGTGGTCGGGAATGCTCGGTCGTGTCCGTACCCTGTTCGTGCAACGCATGCAGGCAGCAT